TAGCGGTGGAGATTCGTAAGGTTGGGGCTTTGTAATCGTGACACTCTGCAACCAGAACACTCGTAATGACCAAGGTATCCCGCTACCAGGTAGTGTTGCGGTCAATGTTGGGAACGGTGTCGGATCGTTCGGAACCCACTCAGCCACGCCACGGTTATCCTCGACGCGCATCCCTTGTGGATTAGAGCCAGCCATCAGCGAAATCACCACAGAATGAGTATCCTGCCGGAAAAGATTCGCCTGTATTCCAGCATAAGAAACAGGAAGCGTTAGCCCAGAACAATTATCAACAACAATGTTAAGGCGCGTTCCGTTTGTAACCCAACTACCAAAATTATTAGCAAGCGTATACCCAGAAGAGTACCCGAGGAAATGGCACCCCTGCAGAATCAAGTCGCACTCTGCTATCAACGATATATTAACGAGTTGCCCCGGATACCCTGTTCCTGATATATTGAAATCCCAAGTACACCCTCTATAACACTGGTACCCTGTCGTTCCAAAACCTGCAACCATGAACGGTGCAGAGACGATATTAGTGCGCGGTGTAGTTATGATCCAGTCGCAGTTCTCACGTATCAATATTGCTGTACTAGCGCCGTTGCCAGAAGCGAGTGACTGCGACATGTATGATCGCCCAGTGCTGGTGTAAGTACCGGAGTCACGGAAAACGACGTTCTTCCAGTATTCAGAAATACCACCATTGCCGCTGAATCCACCTAGTGTCAAAGAATTGTTGTTACCAGAGCTACTGCTGCCCACATACTCAAGTTCAAACCCTCCTTTGCGCAAAGCGACGAATGTGTTTGTCTGATTGAAACCAGATTTGAGCTCAGATGCTGTGTTACTGTTAGCCGTTGTACTCCATGTCAACTTGAGAGTGCCTGTCGCAGAGTCTCCTGTCCACTTGGTATTGGTATCGAACACCAAGTTCTTAGAGTAAGCGGCATGCGCAATCGTAAGCCCCGCTCCAACGTTTGCAGTGATTGTCTTGCTCGCACCGCCACCTGTGCGTACATATATCGTGTCTGCCGATGTAGTAATCACACCAGTAGCGGTAACGTAAGGTAGCCCGATGAAGCACCCATAACCGACAATACCGATACTACTACTGACACCCAAGGCCACATGATTGGAAAACCAACCCCAGCAACCACCTGTACCCCCAGCAAACTGCACAATGGTCGGAGAACCATCGAAGGTTGTGGCTATGGCGCAGTTCGAATTTACCGAATAATTCAGTTGCGTCGAACCGATTCGCATCATAATCTGGCAAGTTCCAGCAGGAGCACCATTAGACGGTCCGCGAGCATAGACAAGATTACGCAACTGTGGCAAACCTACGGCAACACCGCTGGCAACCGCCGTCGTCGTCGCGTTGATGTTAGTCGCCAGTGTATCTGCAGCAGCATTAACGCTCGCTGCACCAATAACACCAGTTGTGACGACACTAACACCACAAACAGAAATCGTCCCCGTTGTTGGTACCGAGGTAAAGGCGATACTGCCGATGGAACTAGAAGTCGCAGGCGTCAGCGCTGATCCATCACCCTCCTGCGGAACCCCCCACGTCGTAGGAGTATCACGCCCTAGCCGATTAGTGTTGAGTCCATAAGCGCCATGATCGCAGTAATAATCAGCCATAGAAGCGCTCCTCTGCGGTAGGCAGTGTGTTCAATATCTCGTTGGCACGACCTGCGGCAATCAGCCCAAATGCTTCCAGTTGCTGTACCCCAGCAACAGTGCTGGGATTCTTAAGGTCGATAAAAGCGGCGTCACGTTGATCCGCCTGCGCCGAGCGTAGTCCCGCAGCGAGTGCGCGTTGCTGCATCGGAGCGGAAGGATCATCCAGCGAGGCTATCTCGATAGCGATCTTTTCCGCCTGTGTAAAGCGTTCGCGGAATGCCAGTTTAGTGATGTGCCAATCCTCAGGGTTAGTCGGCACGACAATCTCCGCCTCGTCAGGCAACGCCGTGTGGTTATGTGTAGCGAACTCCATGCCGTTCCATTCAATCGGCGCATCAGCCTGGTAGCTGTACACTTTTGCCCCAGTGGCTATTTCAGTAACAAGATAAATGGTCATATCAATACCGATTCGTCGTCTAATAAATTAAATAGCACGTTTTATGCTAATACGCATTTACATCGGCCCTTTGAGAAAAGTAGCCCATGTAGCAATAGCGATGAATGAACAAATCGCCACGGCGGATGCGCCGAGGACGACCTTCTTTATATAGTTCTTCAATTCCTTGCTGCTGTTATTGTCCTCGATCAAGGCAAGGTGGGCTGCTCGATGACCATCATAGTCAGGTTTACCTGTTTCATTGTCCCTCGGAAATGCACGCTTGATGGACTCAATAAATTCACTGTTACTATTCATCCATTCTTCAACCGAAGAAGTCAGTTGCCGTATTTTTTCCTGCGTAACATCATGGCGATTATTCGACTTCTCATCATTCGCATTGATCTTGGCAATAATCTGATCGTGCTTCTCCATTTCTCTCAACGTGTGCATTTCTAGTAAGTCTTTGAATAATCTGAGATGGCTATCGGCGCGACGTTCCCACACAATATCTTGATCATTTTTGCTCTGATTCTGGAATGGTTGTTGTTGTATGTCATCTTTATTCATTCTATCTCCTCATACGTTTTAAGAACTAACGCCTGAACCATCTGTGACCTCCATCGAATAACTACCATCCGCCTGTTTCTTGAGCGTTCCTGACTTATTTCCTGAACCTTTCTCGACAACGATATTAACGGGTATGGTGATCTCTGGAGGCTCTGCCTTTGCCTTATTCGCACCATTTGCGATTTCCGTCTTGATGCTGGCAATCTGATCCATGAGCGTCTTCATCTGTTGGTTAAATGCCTGCTCAATCGACTCTTCCCTAGCGCGGGCACTGGCTTCGATCTCCGCTTTGCGAACCTCGGCTCTGGCTTCTTCTATGCGAGCATTCGCTTCGATATTAGCCTTCTGTAACTCATTGATTGCCATGTTCTTGTTATGGTCAGCAGCGAGTTGAGCGGATGCCAAGGCTTCACGCATTTCAGCCATGTTCGATTCATATTCCTGCTTGGATTTAGCGATCTGCTCCATAAACTGCTGCTGCGCCTGCTGCGATTGAGCGATAATCTTTTGCAGTTGCGCTTGCAACTCCCGCTCCCGCGGGCTGATCTGACCTTGCGCGGCCATTTCTGCCTGCGCTTGTGCGGCTTCGATTCGGATTTTTTGTGCCTCGGCGGCCGTCTTTGCTGCTCTTGCCTCCTTCTCGGCAGCATCTGCGGCAAGCTGACGAGCCTGCAACTGTTTTGCCATGGCAAGCTCTTCCTGCTGTTGTTGCATCATTTCCTGCGCCTGTTGCTGTTCTTCTGGCGTCATATCCTCTGGATTCTGGATACCCATTGCTTGGCGCACGCGATCGGCAATTTCTCTTCGCTGCGGCAGGTCTGTAGCCTCGATAACGAAATCTATGATGGCGCTCTGGATGTTCGGTGGCATGCTCTTTGTGAGTTCACTAAGCATTGAAAGTTGCTGCGCACGATAAGCAGGCGTGCTTGGCACGTCCGCCAACGTAACCTTTGTACCGGCGCGCATGACGTCATTGGCAATAGTACCGTCCGGCATTGGTTGATTGAGAATGATCGACTTCTTACGCTTTCCTTCACCAACAGGAACCTCTTTTGGCTCTCCACCGATGTCCTCGACAATCAGTTCCATGAGCATTTCGCCAACCATCCGACGCGCGTAGCGATAGTTGTCGTTGATCTCGGCCAGCGTGGTTGCGCCTTGCTCCACCAGGCTGTTAATAGCCAATCCAGAAGAGGCACTCGAACTTTGCCCCATCATAGCCTGATAGACGCCAGCGGTAACCTGCAATAGCGATTGAGCATCTCTCATGACCTCAAACTGCTGACTAGCCAAGGCATGGTCGGTTTCGACGCGAATTGTTGATCCAGGCTTTCTTGATGGGTCTAGTACAACCGTCGCATCAGGGCGTGCAATTTCCTTCACCACGTCGCTCAAGGTGTTGTAGTTTTTATCGAGAGCATCGCTATCGACAAACACGCGCTTGGCTGATAGAAGCCAATACAACTTTGAGCGGCGGGCGTTGTATTCGTCCTGTGGATCAATCATCGGACGAATCAAGCCATACGGAATACCTGTCCTATCCTCTCTGAACCCCCAAAACGGCACATACGGGAAGCGTTTGCGCTTAGTCTCAACGTCCTCTAAGCGGTGCGGGCCAACCCACCAAGACAAACGAACCTTGGAATAGACGGCTGGCTGAATTTTGACCTTCTGGTAGGCAATAGCTGCGGCAATCATCGGGTTATTAGTATCGACAGGAATGATATTTCTACCAATCTTGATCACATGACCGCGATGCCATGTTCGATACCACAACTCTCCGAGGCAAACCATGCGGCGCTCTGTATCACGCCATTCCAGATCGTCCATTGTAGTTCGCAATTCGCGCGTATGAGCATCAACAAATGCCTCGGACAATGTTTCTTTGGTCAGATCAAACCTATTAAACGTGATCCTTCCGCTACCTATCTGTTCGAGAAGATCTGCATGCTTTGGGAAAATGGAAATCGTCTCGTCCAGATCAACCCAACGCTTGCGAATAAGGAAGCGTGCATCGGACAAGTCAGGCTCTTTTGATCGCCAATCCCACCATATCTCTCGGCGATTGACGGCACGGACACGGTAAGGGAACTCCAATGGGTTAATGGAGCGTGATACCTCCACCCAATGCAAACCAGACTTGATTTGTCCAGCATAGGCATCTGAACATGCACGATCAGCCTTTGATTCGCGTTCTGCCTCTGCCAATAGCTGCGATTGCGCTTCAGCCACATCCTGAAACTCTGCGGCATCTGTAACAACTCTCCAGTCTTGACGTGTTTTTGCCTCCATACCGAGCACGACATCGATGGTTGGTCTGATGATGTTAGCAATTATCGGAGCCATGCCAGCCTGTTCCATTTCGGCAAGCTGTTCTGCGGTAAGCTGATTTCCGTCGTAGTAGTCAGCGCACTTATCTGCTAAGGCACGCCATGAAGGCTGATTGCGCAGGTCACTCATCCAGCGTTCATAGGTTGACCACGGAAGTCCGCCGTCATTGCGCGCCTCGATGCGCATATCCTGCGCTGTTGAGGAATCAACGACCAGTGAGCTATCTATCATGCAGTTCTCCAAGATGCGCGGCCACGCTCTCGCCATTTAGTATCAGCATCAGGCTGAGTTATCGCATAGCGTAGCATCATCAAAAGGTATCTGGTAGCGGAAAGAAGATCGTCGTATTCTTTGACGATCTTTCCATCCTTACGGTGGTACAGGCGAAACTCTTCAAACCATTGATCGAGATGCGCGGCCACTTTTAAGCGGCCAGTCAGCATCCTATCTAACATTTCCGCGATGCCTGCTTCAACGGAAACGCGCGATGTTGCCGTGTGTTCATCGCTCTCTGGGAACTGAGCCATCTCATGACACATATTGACGCCCTGCTCTCGGTACTGCTCCGCCAACTGAATGCCTGCACCCTTGTCGTGTTGCAATCCATCATGCGGCCATGCGCATGGAATCCATTGCCCGCGAGCCTTGATCGCAGCAGCATGAACTACGACAGGCTGCTCACGCACGCGATAGGCGTCGTACAAATGAACAACGTCATTGTCTCTATCCCATGCGCCCCAGACAGCGGCAGTTGGGTGATCCCAACCGAAGTCAATACCGCATATACGCGGCCAATGTTTCGGCAAAATAAAAGCCGACTCGGTGATAGACGATTCTTCCACAGGGAATATGCGACCAGACCCAAGTGTCGGAATCCCTTTTGCCCGCGCTTCTCGTTCATGAGCAGGAAAACTGGCGATGATTTTGGCGCGTTCCTCGACTGGAATGTGCTCTGCATCATCGATCGTCATGTTCGTATCTGATCTCTCAGGCGTAGGATCGACCAAATAACGGCGCACAACTTCTGACATACCTAGTAACGGCGTAAATGATAGCGCCACCATACCACCAGTGGCGATCGTCCGAGCCAAGCCCTCATCGTAAATATCCTCCGGCGGTTCCTCATCGAACCAAACAAAATCAACTGGTGGACCTTGCCATTTGCGCCGTCCCTGCGCGTAATACTTGAATCGCAGCATCGACCAACCATCGAAACGACCGTTTGTGTGGTGGCGAACACGGATAAAGTCATACAGATCAGCAACACCCATAGCCATACCATAAAAGCCAGGTGACAGACCAAGATGCCTCTTTGGAATTGCTCCAGTTCCATCCTCTCCAGGCAGACCCATGAGCGCACGCTGCGGGTTATCTCGCGTACTCTCTCCTGTCTCAGAGCTTGCCCAACCAACTATCGGGCGATCAAACCGCCGCCCTTCCCAATCCTCTGGATACAAGCCGGTAAGATGGTAGGCCATTTCCGCCGCAACGCAATACGTCTTGCCGTTCTGATTACCAGCACGCAGCAAACGTTCCCTGCACGCCGCGCCCTTCGCATGAAACTCACGCTGCTTAGGGTATGGACGGTACAGATCTAGTTTGCGTTCTCGCAGTTCCTGACTAGCGCTAGTGAGTAAAGCGGCTTGTGCTTCCGGCGGCAGTGTATCCAGCCACGTCAGATCGTTGGAGCCCACGTAACTTTTCCTCAATTATGCGCAACGTATCGGTAGGAACATCATCAAAAATACCAGCCTTCTGCTTGTTGTCACGCTCGAACATGCCAAGGTGCTTCATGATCTTTTCAATGGCGCTGTTCTTGTCCCACAGCTTAACCTTCTTCAGCTTACCAACGACTTTCCCTTCTTCGTCTCTATCCTCGCTGACCTCGATGCTTGCTATCGCCGCGCGAACTTCTGGTGCCATCTCGTGCAGTTGTAGTAAGGCACCGTTCTTATCAACCAGCCTGGCAGGATCTAACAGACCAATGCGCGCCGCCTCTTCGATAACGCGAGCCTCTGTAACTATGGCTTTTTCCGCAACCGCATCACGTAAGCCATTGATTCTTGCCTTAATCTTGCTGTTTTGAAGAAGATCAAACGCTCTTCGATTTACCGTTTCCATCTTCATATTCGATGCATCATACGCAAGACGATAGGCTTCGCTTGCATTTCCGCTTTCAAGATATACCAGGCAAAACTTCTCCTGTTTAGGTGTTAGATTCATGGCTATCCTTGAAATAAAAAACCCGGCCTAGACCGGGTTAAGTAGCTGCCTGCTAGAAAGCAACTAGAGGGGTTGTATGTGGAGAAAATCAAAAACCATCTAACCTTTTGGCTGGATGGTCAAATTTTGGGCGAACTTCGCCCAACACCGCTACGATAAATTAAAAAAAGACTATCGTCAATAGGTAGAAATTGACATCATCCACCAGAAGAAACAGACTAAATAAGCCCCTTGCGCTGTGCTTTATCCCAGAAAGCGTTGACGGCCTCAACAAACACATCCTCTATGACTCCAAGCTCCGGCTTCCAAACTCCCGCTTCATAGACATGCGATATAGCCATTTGATGCTTTTTCTCAAGCTCATCAATCACCGAATCAGCCACTTGTGCCCGCCAGTTGTTCTGCGCCTCATAGACATGATCTGAAGCATCCTCGCTGGCACATCCACCAAGAGTTTCAAGTATGGTTGAACGAGTAGGATACCCACGAACATGTTGTCCGCTCCGCCGCCAATCTCCCCAGTTGGCTAGATTCCGATCAGCTTCTACTGGAACTAGCTTTCTAAGAGCCTGATTTTTAGAGTAAAAATCATTTGCCATCGATTTCCTTTCCTATCTTGTGGGTTTCGCATAGAGCCCTCTCGATAAGTATAGCGCGGCTCTCTGGCTGTGTTGCCATCCACTCGATCAGCCATCTTGGCAGTTTTACTGAAATTGGTATCTTCAAAAGATGCGCGGGCGTTCTTGGACGCCCTGCACCTTGTCTTTTTCCGCCTCTTGTACCGTTGCTCATATAAGTCCCTGCTCTGCAAAGCTAGTCACATTACCACCTCCGACAATCATATGGTCAAGCACTTTACAATCAACAAGTTCAAGCGCTATTTTGAGCTTACTGGTTATTGATCGATCAGAAACAGAAGGCTCAGGAAAGCCTGATGGATGATTGTGGTAAAGGATACAGCCAGCCGCATTAGCTGCGAGCGCTGCCTTAACGACTTCGCGCGGATAAACACTGGACTGCGTTAAGGTGCCGCGAAAGAGATCGCTAACAAAAATCAGGCGGTTCTGAGCATCAAGCCAGAACACGCCAAAAACTTCGTGTTCTAGCTCGCTAAGGTGCATAGTCAGATATTGCTTCACAGCTTGCGTGCTGGTCAGCGTGATGCCAATAGTCCTCATCCTCCCTTCGAGGATGCGCATGGCTTGCTCAATAATTTCATCTTCTTTTATTTTTCCAATATCGGCTTGCGATGTAATGCGATACTCTGCATGTGTTTCTGTTTTAACCTTCATTCTGCTTCTCCTTTTTTAATCGGTTCGCGCCTATCGCCAACCTTTGATAATAGTATATACATTATTTATTAAGAGTTAATACTTTTTTCAAAAAAATTTTAATTATTTTTTTTCTAAGTTATCCACAGGTCTCATACTTTCTAAATGGGTATTTCAAATTTTTTTCCAATCTTCCTATGGCAAATTTGGTAAAAAATTCGTCCGCATCGTAAGGGAACTAGGGAACACACCTAAAGGTGTGTGTTCCGTTCCGTTCCCTTTTTACGACTTTTTGCCCAGGGAACGGAAATTCCGTTTTTTTCCGTTCCGTTCCGTTGTTCCCTTTTTCTTCCTGTGGATAAGTCTGTGGATAAGTCATTTTAACGTTCCGATCTTCTGATCATCATGGCACTCGCTTGAGTATCATCTATCACTACCCAGCCATGCTCGAATGACTCTATTATTTCTGCCATAAGAAGATCGGCGATGATTTTCCCCTTCGTGCTTGGCTTGATATATGTCTTTGCCGATGCCTCGCTGATGCCCATTTTTGTCACTAAATAGTCCATCATTGCAGAGCGGCTAAGATAAGGCTTCCCATTACGATCCTCCGCGCCTGATGCCCACCAAGCATTTTCAAAAGTCTTACGATGGCTGTCTATCTTGTTATCATTTTTTGTTGGCGTGGGAGGCGCTGCCTCGACAACCACGGCAGATGTGACCGCTTCCCCATCTTCATCCAGCCAGCCGGGAATAACAACCTGTTGCAACTCTGCATAAACTGTCTCAGCAAGTTCAGCGTCCTTTGACTTGCGCTGAACGATCTGCATTGGCACGCCGCTCTTGCAAGGCACGATACTAATCTCTATGTCGAGCGCACCTCGCCAAGCGCTAGATCCGCGTGCCCTATGCTGTGCCTCATCTGATACACCAGTGTGATGCACCAGAATCACCGAGCAATTAAACTCGGTCATTAACGAGCCGCAAGCGTCAAGCATTGTCTTGGTATCCTGGGCGCTGTTTTCGTCACCAGCCAAGAATCGGTGCAGAGTATCTACAACGATAACGTTTGGCCTATCTTTCAGCATCCTGCAATGCTCAACGACTTTCAAATACCCGGTCGGGGTATTAAGGTCGCATCCGTATTTTGACAGCCACATAGAAAGTTTGTCTGCTTTGTTGTAGTGCTTCCATGCTGCAATGCGCCCACGCAAGCCGTGGTGTCCTTCGCCTGCCAGATAGACTACGTTTCCTGACCTGACCTTATGACCTACCCATTCATCGATACCGCTTGCCATGCGCAAGCACCAATCCAAAACCACAAATGTCTTGCCGCCTCCGCTTGGGCCATGCACCATGATTAGCGCTTTATCCTGTACCCATCGCTTAACCAACCATGATATAGGGGCTGGCTGCGCCGAAAAATCGTCTGCTGGAATAAGCCAATCGTCTTTTATTGGCATCAACAGGCTGGCAAGATCATGCCCGGCCTGTGCGTAATCATTGGCATCGCCTAGTATGGGTGGCATGATCATCCGTGCTCCGTATTTAGCGCTCGCCTGTTCAGCGTAGCGTTGGCCGACGCCAGATTTATCGTTATCTGCCACGATAACAATATCCTGTGTCGCCCCGTACATTTCACGAATAATACCTGTCACCGGCACTAAGTTACTGGCGCTGTAGGCCACTACGCATGGCCTGTTGGTGGTTTCGTGGATGGTTGCTGCGGTGGCAAACCCTTCTGCTACGTAAAGAACGCCGGGTTCGTCCAGTGTTCCTAGAATCCAGAACTTGCCGCCGGTCTGACCGCCGGGATGATAGAGCTTATTTCCGTCGTGGTCGATGTATTGCAGACTAGAGAGACTTCCGTCCTGATCGTATAGGGGAACCACCAACCTACCGTCGCCGGTGACCCGCGCGCCATGTACGCCAATACCTTTGCGACTGAGATATGGATGATCAGGTGACGCGCCTTGCGCCTCTGACCATATTTTCTCAACGGTTGCACTGGCAACCTCATGCTTTCGCTCCAATTCTGCATCGCGCAGAGCCTTTGCCTCAGCCATCCTACGCACATTGGCCATTTCCTCAGCCTGAGTTAGCTTGCGCCCTATGTCCGCACGCCATAACACCTCGATGCCCAAACGCCAGCATCCGAAACGCCCTGCCGGGATGCCATCGCCAAAGACTATATACCAGCCTGACTTATCATACCCAGGCGAACCTTTGGTTCCCGATCTAAACCTGTGAATCTTGCCGTCCATCTCGATGTGATCTGGCGGATCAAGCCCTGCTGATCGAATGGCGTCGATCAGTTGGACATCTGGTGGTGCAATTATTTTCTCTGGTGGTGGCGACCACGGGCCGCCCAGCACATTTAATAGGTCGGCCATGAGATTACTCGTCCTTTTTACGGTCAGCCTTTAGCGCTCCTTCTGTCTTTACTTCTAGTTCATATTGCCTTCCCATAGGTGGAGTGTCGCCCCACGTGTAAATCACCTGCGGCCAAACACCAATAGCATCAGCCAGTTTCTTGATCCCGCCGTAATAGTCAATAGCTTCTTGTGTTTTCATCTTTTTACCCTTTCATAAAAAAATTTAATTATATATTGACATCATAATATGATTTTAGTGTAAAGTAGCAACCACTGCACAAACGGAATTGGCCGAAGGTGCAGAAACAAAAGGAGATTAAACCATGGCAATAAACTTAAGAAGCACATCTGACGCTCATAGCAATGGCGTCAAAATGTTAGTTTATGGGCAAGCTGGGGCTGGTAAAACAACCCTAATTAAAACACTGCCTAACCCGATTGTCTTATCGGCGGAAGGCGGCCTGCTACCACTTCATGACGCCAATCTTCCCTACATCGAGATAACCTCGATGGAAGAACTGAGAGAGGCTTATGAGTGGTGCAAAGGTAGCAAGGAGGCCGCCGAGTTTGAGTCTGTCGCGCTAGACTCGATCAGTGAGGTAGCAGAAGTGGTGCTTCACTACGAAATGAAAAAATCAAAGGATGGGCGCGCGGCTTATGGTGAGATGAACTCTACTATGCAAGAAATTATTCGTTCTTTCCGCGACCTGCCTGGCAAGCACGTTTATTTCTCTGCAAAGCTGGAAAAGTCTCAAGATGAGATGGGAAAGATTCTTTACAACCCCGGCATGCCTGGCAAGAGCCTAACACAAGAGATTCCATACTTTTTCGATGAGGTTCTAGCCCTCCGTGTCGAGCGCGATGCTGATGGCGTGGCCCAGCGCGCCATAATGTGCGATTCCGATGGGCTTTGGCTGGCTAAAGATCGCTCAGGCAGACTGGAAGCATGGGAAGCGCCAGACTTGGGTGAGATTATTGCAAAGATCGGAGGCAAGGTATGAGCGACGATCTTAACGAACTATCCAGCATGTGGCTTGCCGCCAAACAAGCAGAAGCAGAAGCCATGGCTAGACGGCGAGAGATTGAGGATCGTATCAAGTCAATCGTTGGCATTGCTGAAAGCCTAGAAGGTACAGAAACAATATCTCCTGACCACTACACCATCAAGATAGTTGGAAGGATCGACCGCAAGGTCGACTCTGACAAGCTGCAAGAACTGGCCGCAGAGTATGGCCTGACAGATCACTTGTCCAGTTTGTTCAGGTGGAAGCCGGAGATCAACATGACGGCTTGGAAGGCAGCAGACGAATCAATCACCAAGCCACTAGCAGCAGCAATAACGGCCAAACCTGGCCGTCCTTCTTTTTCAATCACACTTAAGGAGCAATAAATCATGGCATTTCTGAACGAAACATATGACGTAAACGATCTGCCACAAGGCGACAACTTCGAGCCGCTTCCAGCAGGATGGTATGACGTCACCATTACAGGTGCAGAGCTAAAAACCACCAAGGCTAGGAACGGCCAATATATCTCGGTGCGGTATGACGTGACAGGCCCAACGCATCAAGGCCGAGTGGTGTTCGGAAGTTTGAACATTAAAAACCCGAGTCAAAAGGCAGAGGAAATTGGCCGCCAGCATCTTGGCGACCTGATGCGTGCCATAGGTCTATCAAGAATAACCGATACCGACCAGCTTATT